GGATCGTGCAACGCCGGGGCCATCACCTTTCAGTGCCTTATCTCCGACCCCATGGTCACCCAGTCCTTCCAAGAGGGGGGCTTTGTGGACCGGACCCAGCACACGGTCCGTATCCCGGCCGCAACGGCCTCCTGGAGCCTCCCAGACGGGTCTAATGGGGCATCGGCGGCCATCGTCGTGGACCAGGAGCCCATCGCCAGCCTAGGGATTGGCAAAACTATCGCCGTTGACGGTAAGACCCTGCGCATCATCGGCCAGACCCACAAGCGCCCGAGCGCCTGGGTGACACTCCAAGTCATCCTGGTCAACCAGTGAGGGCCGAGGTCAAAATCGACCCCAAGACGCTGGCCCAGTTCAACGAGGCCATGACGCAGTACGCCTATGCCTGCCGCGAGACCCTGCGGGACATCGGGCTTAAGAACGCGGCGCTGATGTGCCGGGAATCCATGATGCTGACCCCGCCGATGGGCAGGGGTGGCAAGGGCGGGCTGACGGTATCCGGGGACAAGGCCGGCAAGCGGGCCATCGCGGCGGATGTGCGCAAGATCTACGTGGCGGCCGACAACCGCAAGGGCATCGCCCCGCTTATCCTGCTGACGCAGAAGCTGGCCTACTCGACCCGCAACGGCAACCCGGCCGAGTTCCGCAGTCTGCTCGACGGCGCGGCCCGCACGGCGCTGAAGCGAGGCACCCGCGTTCTGCAGGCAATCGCCAACGACTACGACGCCGACCGGGCATTCAAAAAGGCCAAGAACTACTTCAACCGAGCCAGCATCCGCACGACCGAGTACGGCTCCGTCGGCTACCAGCGCGACCTAAAGCCCCTGCATAGCACCCTGCTGGCTAAGGCCGGCGGCCGTTTCAAGCGAGCCGGCAAGCCCTTTGAGCCTCTGACCAACTGGCGCAACAAGCTCCTGGTCGAGACTGACGCGGAAATCCAGGAGTACATCGCCTCCCGCACGCCCGCCGTCGGCAAGCTGAAGTCCGGCTGGTACAAGGTGCTAATGAGCCTGCCCAAGCCGTCGAGCCGCGAGAACAAGAGCAACTTCGGCACCGCCGGCATCGGCAACTACATCAAGGCCCACGCCGGGCAGGCCGGCTACGTCAAGTTCACGGACACCCCGAGCAACGTCGATTTGACGATTGGCAACGGCATCGCCGACATGAACAACGTCAGCTCCGAGGCCGACGTGAAAAGCACGGTCATCGGCTTGCGCTACAAGCAGCTGGCCCTCGACCTCGAACAGCGTATGCGTAAGAACGCTGAAGACTTCAACAAACGCTGACCACCTATGGGCACATCCTCCATCCGCCACATCGTCGAGGGCAACCTCGTGACCATGCTTCAGGCCGAAGCGACCTTCTCCGCCGTCAACGTCTACCCGGGCGACAGCACGGCCGATGCGGTCATGCCCAAGATCGTCGTGGTCTGCGACTCGGCCAACACCCCCGCCGGCTTCCCGGACGGCCTTGGCAACTATGACTGCCAGGTGCGCTGCGTTTTGCACGACAACGCCAACGACGTGACCCTTACCGTCCACCGCGCAAGAGCCGCCGCGATGGTCGCCACCCTGGCCGACGTTGACGCCATGGCCACGCAGTTCTCGACCCAAGGTGACGCCAGCCTGTATGACGTCACGGTGGTCTCGGAAGACCAGGGGCTGGACGAGCAGACGGGGTCGTGGGCCACGGTCCTGCGCCTGTCGGTAGTGTGCGTCCTGGCTCCTTGACCAAGCCCCCAAGGTTAAGAACAACCTATGGCTGCTCAACTCAAAGGCGTGACGGTGCTGTTCGGCGTGGCCGTGCAGTCTGGTATCAGCAACTTCATCTGCCAGAGCGTCAGCATCGACAAGGCTTTCGAGCTTAACGACAAGGCCCCCGACGAGGATGGCAAGACGGTGACCCTGCGCTACGACAACCCGGAGCGCACCGGCACTGTGGAAGGCATCGCCAAGACCTCCGACATGCCCGAAATCGGCGCGGCCATCACGATCGCGACCAAGACCGACGTCGGCGTGTCCAACAGCATCTCCGGCGTGGTTGAGTCCGTGTCCGAGAAGGGGTCCAACAAGGACTTCGTCCGGGTCAGCATCAAGTTCCGCCAGCTTGACTCCATCGCCAGCTACGCGTAAAGCGTAGGCGTGGACCGCCGCTTCATCCTGGCCTTTACCGACCCCCAGCAGGTCGAGTTCCTAGGCTACACGCTGGCGCCTTTCTGCCTGCGTCACCGCGTACGGCTTCACGCCATCGGGTCCCCTTTCGTCGAGCCGGCCGATCTTACCACGGCGCACATGCTGGCCGCCATCAAGACCTGCGCTGGCCTTCCCATCGACGACGTCACGGGCAAGGACCGGGCCCTGTTGCATGTATGGGGCAAGGACCAGGAGCGCTTCGAGAAGGCCGCGATGGACTTTAGGACCTACATGCTCGAGGCCCACTGGCCCAAGTTCTGGGAGTCTAACGAGCTCAACCGCAAGGCCTCCGGCGTCGGCATGCCTTGGCTGCTCAACCTAGTAACCAACCTGATCGCCAACGGCGTCGACGAGGAGCGCGCCTGGACGATGCCCGAGTGCCAGGCCATCTGGATGTCGACCTGTTTCTCCGGGCTCAAGGGGGTGGACGTGAACATCCTCACGACCGAGGACGAGGAGGCCATGGCCGCCTTTACGACTTCCCAAGGTTAGGATGAGCACGGACGTCAACTACAACATCAAGGGCACCTCCGACGTGCCCCAGCAGGTGGACAAGGCCAAGAAGGCCATGAGCTCGTTGGACCAGACCACGGCCGCCATCTCCAAGAAGTTCAGCGAGATCGGCAAGGACATCTTCCTGGGCTTCTTCGCCCCGGTGATGCTCATCCATCAGGCCATCGGGTTTATCAGCTCTGCCATCGAAAAGGCCAAGCAGGACGCCAAGGACGCGGTCGACTTCGCCGCTGGCGTTAAGATTGAGGAAGCCGACACCAGCATGGTCGACAAGACCACGCGCTATCTCGCCCAAAAGCTGAAGGTCGAGCTGAAGACCGAGCAGGAAAAGGAGATGTATACGCGGGCCCGCGGCGAGGTCACCCGTGAGTTCATGACCCGCGACCCGCGAGGACAGGCCTATTACATCAAGAACGCCCCGACTAACACCGAGACGGGCGAGCAGATGAGCGTCCGCACCTTTTCTCAGTTTCAGCACGTCCAGGACGCCATCTACAAGATGGCCGAGGAAGAAATGAAGAAGGCGCTGGCCGACGAGAAGGCCAAGGCTGAAGCCGAGAAGCAGAAGGCCGCCAAGGAGCCCGGCCTCTTCGCCGGCGACAACGCCACCTTCGGGGTCGGCAACTCGCCACAGATGAACATCCTAAACCAGCAGGTCGAGCTGCAGAAGCAGGCCAACGAGTACCTGGCCGTCATCGCGGCTGCCGCCAACGGCCCGCAGGACTTTACCAAGGACACGACCGGCGGCATGGCCTCCAGCGTGAACTACAAGGACTACTCCAACATTTCCTAACATGGCCCGCATCGACAAAGGCAACGACCTGTCTTCCCCCTTACTCCAGCCCGGCTGGACCATCCACCAGGACGGATATGGGCTATGGACCGGCCGATGCACCTTCAAACTGGACAAGGAATACGCCGTTGAAATCACCGAGTTCGAGCGCGGAACAGCACACCCTGTTTATCCGTTTAGCACGTTCATGTTCAGTAATACGGTGAACGCATCTTATGACCGCAACGGCATCGCGACGCTGGTCATCGACTACGTAGGCATCAAGAACACGACCTCTGGGTCTGACGTCAACACTACCGAGCCGAACATCAGCGGCGCCGTGTCGACGACCAGCGAGTCCATCGAGACGCACCCTAACTTTTTCGAGCCTTATCTATCCTTGAACGCCATCGCCGGCGTCGGCACCGGGACGGCCACGTTGCCAATGTATACCCCGACGACGCTGAAGGTGAACAACAACGACAACTACCCGCTCTATGAAGGTGATAACGGCGCCTGTTTCACGCAGATCAACGGCGGCAAGTTTGTCGGTTTCCTTAACCCGGAGTACAAGTACTTCTACGGACGCAAGTCCTACCTAGCCCCGCAGACGGGCTTCTCGGGCGTCATCTACACGACAGGCGCAGACGCCTCTCAGACATGCAAAGACATGATGGCATCGGTCGGTCGGTCCTCCATGGACCAGTACTGGAACGACACTCTGCCTAAACTGCTCCCAGATTACCTCGGGACTGCTGATGACTATTCTGGCCCTGCCGGCGGCCGCCTGCTCCTGGCCAGCGTCAACTTCGAGGACTACGGAAAGGACACTTACAAGATCAACTACACCATCCGCTACAACGTAGAGGGCTACGTCGAGCAGGTCTATCCTCAGTACTGATGCAACCCGGAGACGGCTACAATCTGACGAGCGGCCAGAACGGCGCGACGCTCACGATCCAAGAGGACGCTGGCAACATCCGCACGGGCCAGCCCGATCAGTTCCGCGTCACCGTCATTCCGAACTCGGCCGACACGTCCGCCGTCTACATCCGCAAGGGGTTCGTGCAGTGGTGCTCCTACTTCGCCAGCTCTCCGGCCGTCCACAGCACGCTACAGGGCGAGGTCCAGCAGGTCTGGTGCTATCCTTCCGACAGCAAGGTGGTCGGCCCCTACGCCGAATACGCGGACAGCCCGTTGACGGACAAGGGCGGCTACATCCAGCTGGACAACGACGACGGCACCTGGGGCGTCTACCTCATCGCATGCGCCGATACGGAAGCCATCAACATCCCCTACTTGGCCGTCATCAAGGACGGGTCTGACGCCGACACCAAGTCCGCCACCTTTATGGGTGGTAACCAGATGCAGATCATCTGCTGGAGCCTGTCGACCACCCAGCACATCGACGTCTTCACCCCTTCCGGCACGGAGAACATCAGCCTCCAGAACGTCGGCTCGACGATTGTCCCCTATAACTACAACTCCCAGAAGTGGCGCATCGCGACCATCACCTGGGACTCGGGCATGTACACGGTCGAGCAACAGCATCTTGGCCCGTTCTGCATCCCAAACCCGGTGACCTACGAGGGCGTCTACAACTACGACCCGGCGTCCGCCCCGCCGTGGATTGCCACCCCCTATTACGACGCCGAGCGCGCCGCATGGGTCGGGTCGTGGACAGGGTACGAAAAGACCCCATACACGGCCACGGTTATCCTCTGATTTACCCCCTGCCCAAGGGTAGGATGAGCAACACCGTCACCTTCAAACGCGGGACCACGTACGCGGGAACCGTGACCTATACCCCGGCGACGGGTGGTCCGGCCAACCTGCTCACGACCACGGTGACCAGCGACATCATCGACTCTTCCGGGGCGGTCTACCCATGCACGATCACCATGGCCGGCGACGGTCTGTCCTTCGTGGCCCGCGTCTCCGACACGACCGGCTTCTCCCTCGGGACGGCCCGGTCTGACATTAAGTTTGTCTACGGTGGCGTCACCTTCTTCTGCGAGACCTTCCGCCTCACCGTCGTCGACCAGGTCACCAACTAAAAGAACATGTCCAGCATCTCGGTCACCGCGCAGGTCTTGGGTTCGCTGGCCATCGAGCTGGCAGGGACCGACGGCCAGATCAGCGTCAACGTCATCGGCACGGCGCCGGCCATCGTCAGCCTCGCCCTCGGGACCCCTGGCCCGCAAGGCATCCCTGGCCCCGCTGGTTCGCAAGGCCCGGCTGGCGTCATGTACGCCGACTACCCTCTGCTGCTCGACACCGAGACCCACACGCTTTCTATCGACCTTGCGGACTATGCAACGCAGGCATGGGTCGACGCCCAAGGTTACCTGCAGGCCGGCGCCTTGATGGGTTACGCGACCGAGTACTGGGTGCAGTCCCAGGGCTTCCTGACCTCAAGCTCGCTGGACGGATACGCAACGCAGTCCTGGGTCAGCTCGCAAGGTTACGCCACGCAGTCCTGGGTGACCACGGCGCTGACGGCCAAGGTGAGCAAGACGGGCGACACAATGACCGGCGGTCTGTTGGTCGACTACGGTTCGACGATTGGCGAGACCTATGTCCAGGGCGGCGTGGTCTCCTTGAACGGTTCGGGCGACTTCTACGGCTACGGCGTCAACCTTGACGGCCTCAACGGGGAAGTGGTCATCAGCAGCCCTTCCGACGGTTACATGCGCTTGAACCCGGCGTCTGGCCTTCGGTTCGCTGACGGCTCCACGCAGACCACGGCCGGCATCTCGTCGGCCAGCGCCGCGTCGACCTATGCACCTTTGGCCCGTGGCATCCCTTCCGGCGGCAGTACGGGCCAGGCACTGGTGAAGACAAGCTCGACCGACTACGCAACCGCCTGGTCGACCATCACGGCCTCCACCGCGTGGGGTAGCATCACGGGCACCCTGTCCAGCCAGACGGACCTCAACACGGCCCTCGGCCTCAAGGCCCCGCTGGCCAGCCCTGCGCTGACGGGCTCCCCGACCGCCCCGACGGCCACCTTGGCCGACTCCTCGACGCTGATCAGCACGACCGCCTTCGTGCAGCAGGAGCTCGCAAGCGGGACCGCCAAGGCCGCCACGCTGGTCGCCAGCGTCCGCAACGAGACGGGGGCCACCCTTGCTCCGCTGACCGTGGTCTACGTCAACGGCGCCTCCGGCAACAAGCCGACCGTGGCGAAGGCCCAAGCCAACGCCGAGAGCACGTCCTCGGGCACGTTCGCCGTCATCGCGGCCTCCATCGCCAACAACAACAACGGCACGGCGGTCATCGCCGGCATCCTGTCGGGCATGGACACGTCGGCCTTCACGGCTGGCGACCAGCTCTGGTTGTCCCCTACGACCGCCGGCGGCGTCACGACGACCAAGCCGTCCGCCCCCAATCACGCGGTCTTTGTCGGCATCGTCTCGCGGGTCCACGCTACGCAGGGCACCGTCGAAGTCCGTATCCAGAACGGCTACGAGCTGCAGGAGCTGCACAACGTCGCGATTTCCTCAGCCACTAACCTCGACCTGCTGGCCTACGAGTCCTCGACCTCCCTATGGAAGAACAAGAGCTTCTCGACGCTCGGGCTTGAGACGGCCAGCCACGCGGCCTCGACCTACTACCCGCTGACGGGCAACCCTTCGGGCTTCCTCACGTCGTCGGCCCTGTCCGGCTATGCGACCGAGTCCTGGGTGACGTCCCAGAGCTACTTGACGACCAGTGCGGCCGCGAGCACCTACCAGCCCATCGGCTCTTATTTGACCGACGCCCCTTCCGACGGCTCCTACTACATGCGCAAGGACGGCGCCTGGGAGTCCGTCACCGTTTACTGATTTATGGCCCTAAACATCTACTCCAAGGAGTCCACTGACACCCTGCTCGGAAACAAGCTCGACCTCGCCGGCGGAACCATGACCGGCGGTCTGACTTTGTCCGCGTCCGGCATCATCTTTTCCGACGCGACCTATCTGACCACGGCCCCCGCTGGGTCGACGCTCGCCGCGGATCAGCTGACGGCCGGGGTTGTGACCGCCAATCCGACCTCTGGCCCGACGGCCTCGGGCGACGTCCTGCAGTACAACGGCACGGACCTCGTCTGGGCGGCTGGTGGCGGTGGAGGTGGCGTCGCGTGGGGTGCCATCACCGGGACGCTGTCCAGCCAGACCGACTTGCAGACGGCCCTTGATGCCAAGCAGGCCAAGCCGACGCTGACCACCGTAAGCACGTCCTCCGACTATTATGCGACGGCTTCCGACGCCAACGGCGTTGTCTATCTAGACCCTTCCTCAAACGGCATCGCCAATGTCTATCTTCCAGACGGTGACACGGGCTATGAGTTCCCGAACGGCAGTTCCATCACCGTCATCAACCGCTCTGGTGGTTTGAGCCCTGTAGCTTTTTCCTGCTACGGTTCGGCGTTTACTCATAACGTTTACGGAACCGGGACGCTTATCGACGGAACCGCGCTTACCTTCTACAAGATCTCCGGCAACGACTGGTTCGTCCGATAACTAACTTATGCTCTACCTCATCGCCATCACTCTCTCGCTCCTGGCTGGCTTCGTGGCCGGCATCCTGTTCGCCCGCAAGAACCGCGCGAAGCTCGAGGCCACCGAGTCCGAAGGCAAGCGCCTCCTCGACGCCCTCAAGGGCAAGTGACCGTTTCAAGATGCGTCTGCTTTTGGTAATCGCCCTGTTGGCCCTCACGGGCTGCCCGACTACCAACCCGGACACGTCAGGTACCGGGACGGCCACGCCCCCCGTCGACAACTTCGACAAGGTCGGCCAGCAGATCGACAAGGCGGACCAGCGCATCGCCGCCGCCGTGACCGTGGCCCGCGAAAACGCCGACAAGCCCGAGGTCGTGAAGGCCGAGACGGGGGTGGCCCTCGCCTATCTCCCAAAGCCCGACGCCCAGGCGCTGGAGTACGTCCGCAACCGCGTTGCCCGTAATAACTCCGAGGAATATAAGCGGGCTGAGGAGGCCGGGAAGAAACTGCTCGCCGTCATCGACGCCAACTGGGCCAAGGCCGAGCAGGACGCCGCCAAGAACAAGGCCGCCCTGGAGACAGCGAACAAGCAGATCACGGCGCTGAAGGCCGAGGTCGAGCAAGTCCGCACGGAAGGGGTCCGCAACGCCTTCGCCGTGGCCGCCGGTCTCTGCTTCCTCGCCGCCCTGGGCATGGCCCTCCTCGGGCAGTACGTCCGGGCCGGCGCGGCCTTTCTGGTCGGCGGGGCCATCGGCGCCCTTCCATTCGTCTTCAACTCGCCCTACTTCCTCCCCGCCGTCGGCGTGATGGTAGTCGTCGGCATCGCCCTCGCGTGGCTCAAGCTGCGCAAGTCCCCCTGCCCCGATGCCCCGCAAGAGAGCAAAGAAGGTTAAGGTCATCTGGCGGCCGCTCGGCAAGGAGCAGGCATGGGGACAGGCCACGACCGACCCCGCCAATCCGGTCATCGAGATTGACCCCCGCCTATCGCCCCGCCGCGAGCTCGAGGTCCTGGCCCACGAGGCCCTGCACATCGCCTTCCCCGAGATGTCGGAAAAGGAAGTGGACCGGGCGGGCAAGGTTGTGAGCGCCGTCCTCTGGCAGGAGAACTACAGGCGCATCCTCCAGAGCAAACACACGACCCCCGTCCGCATCTCATGACACCGCCCCCTTCCAGCCTAGGCCCCGAGGACATCGGCCCCGAGGTGAAGCAGGCGGGCATCGCCGGGCTCCTGGGCATGATGGGGATGACCGTGAAGATAATCCTCACGGACGAGAAGCTGAGCATCGCCCGCGTCATCGGCCACCTCTTCGCCGCCTGCACCGTGGCCATCCTGTCGGGCTTCGCGCTCGAGGAGTACATCCAAAACAAGAAGATGCTCTGGGCCTTGAACGGCCTATCCGGCTACATGGCTCTGCAGATCATCGCCTGGGCGGAGGACACGGCGAAGAAGAAGCTCGCGGCCACGGGGGCCAGCATCGTCGGAAAACAACCCAAGGGAAAACCGAATGGAAAACGGAAACCCAAGAAACGCTGACACGAACCTGCTCTGGGCGGTCGTGCTGCTGACCCTCTCCGCCGGCATGGCCTCCCTCGGCGCCGCGTGGATCTGCGAGACGGTGCTGGCGGCCTTCGGGAACTCGCAGACCATGGCCCTCATCATCGTCGACGGGGGCAAGGCCCTGAAGAGCGATGACGCGAACCTGGAGCGGCAACTATCGACGGCCACGCTGGCCCTCCAGACGGTCCGGGACTTCGGCTGGGCGCTGGGCATCGGTTGCCTTGGGGTGCTTGGGGCGGTGCTGGTGCGGGTCTTCTATCGCCCCCGCAATCAAAACGCCTCCTAGGGCAAGCCAGATGGGTCTAATCGACATGTCCGTGGCGACATGTAGACGGCCTCGGCACGTTCCAAAAAGTGCCCGCTCGGGAAGTTAATGAAACTCTACCCCCCTTAACGTTCCAAAAGTGCCCGTGCGGTAACTTGGCAAAAGATTGGTGTTGACCGTTGACTAAAGGTTTGTCCTACTCAGTCCCGTACCCACCAAGCCATGACCACCACCGCCCTCGTCACCATCGTCGAACGCCCCAGCGTCCTCGGCGCCCTCGCCAACCTCGTCCAGGAACACGCCGCCGCCGTCGCCGACGTGCAGGCCAAGTTCAAGGCCGGCATCTACACCGACCCCGACACCTACACCTGCGACCTCGAGGACGCGAACGACTCCCACATCATCGCCTGCGTGGCCTACAACGCCGCCCTGCAGCTCATCAAGGGCAAGCGCCTCAACGACAACCAGACGGCCAATCTGCAGGCCGCGCTCTGCATCACCGGCGCCCTCTAATCTCCCAACCCACCAAGCCATGAAACTGATCCTCGCCCTCATCGCCGGCCTCGCGCTGGCCTTGTACATCCTCGCCCTCGCGGACGGTCCCGACCTGCTGACCATTATCGACCGCTACTAAACCTTCCACCCACCCAAGCCATGAACAAGCCAACCAAACCCAAGGCCGTCCTCGTCGAAGACAAGGGCTGGCAGGACAAGTACGCCCACCGCATCGCCGATTTCCGCAAGAGGCTCGGCGAACTCAAGGACGAGACCGGCTACGTCAAAGGCCTCGGCTCGTACGCCCTGTACGCCATCGACCACCGCCGTGGCCAACTGGTCGTCATCGCCAGCGAGCCCACCTCGGCCGACTTCGCGCCGTACGTCAAGGCCACCGCCCTGGGCGAAGTCTGCGCCCGCTACGACCACGTCGTCGAGTACCGCGACACCGGCTCGCACACCAAGCCCAAGGTCACCATCCGCGTCTGGGAGGCCGCCGCTTAATGGCCACAAACAACATGGGCTCCCCAGCCCTCGAGATCCAGACGCTGGCCCGCGCCGTCGTCTACGCCAGGGACCGCATCCTGCAGGGCGACTGGACGCCCAAGTACGGCAACCAGCAGGTCGAACGGCAGGCCAAGGAGTGCGAGCAGATGCTCGTCTTCTTTGGGTGCAAGGACGTCAACGTCTACGCCCACGTCTCGCCCTCCGGCCGTGGTCTGATGAAGTGGTCCTACCGCGACACCGACGGCGAGGTCCACACCGGCTCCGTCCACCCCACCGGCTTCTGATCATGCGCCTCTTCCTGTTGCTCCTGTCAGCCGCCAGCGCCTCGGCCACCGTGTCCCCCGCTTGGCGTGACGCCATCATCCGCGTCGAGTCATCCGGCAACCCCGCCGCCGTCGGCCGTCTCGGGGAGCGTGGCCTCTGTCAGTTCTTTCCCGCAGCTTGGGCCGACACCTCCAGCTGGCGCAAGGCCCACGGCCTGCCGGTCTACGCCTACGCGCTGGCCCACGACCCCGAGGCCGGGCTTGCCTATGCCTCCTCCTGGTTGTCCATGCTCGAGGACCGACTGACGGCCAGCCTGCACCGCCGCCCGACAATCGGCGAGCTCTACGCCGCCCACCAACTCGGCTTCTCCGGCTTCCGCTCGAAAGGGTTTGACCTCTCGCGTTGCCCGACCATCACCAAGGTCGTCGCCGCCCGATTGGCAAAGGCGACACGCTAAGCCAAGCCATGACCACCAATCCTTTGCTCGTCGCCGTCGACCCTGGCGTGTCTGGTGCCATCGTGACCTACCACTACCACCTCGGCGTGACGTCCTACAACATGCCCGCTACGGATTGGGACGTCTGCAAGCTCGTGGCCGACATCACGACGCAGGCCAGCAAGGTCGTGCTCTACCTCGAGGAGCCTCCGCTCTACGCCGGCCGCAACATCCCAGGCTCCGCCATCGGAAAACTGATGTGGAATACCGGCGTCCTCTACGGCGCCGCCGTGGCCTGCGGGTGGGAAGTCCATCGCGTCCGCCCCGCGATCTGGCAGAAGGCCCACCCCGTCGGCACGAAGGGCGACCTGTCGACCACCGCCTGGAAGAACAAACTGAAGGCCCGCGCCGGCGAGCTCTTCCCCGACCTCAAGGTGACGTTGGCCAACGCCGACGCCCTGCTTATCCTCGACGCCGCACGGCGCGGCGCCATCAACTGACTTTCCTATGTCCTCCGACCTCCCCGCCTCCCAACAAACCACCCAGTCCCTGGTGCTGCCGCCCGTGCGCATCCCCGACTCGTCCTACATCATCCTGCACGACGGCACCGTGGCCCGCCTGCTCAAGCCCCGCAAGAAGGGCAACATCACCTACTGGTCGATGAACCTCGGCGGCCACCTAAAGGTGCTCACGCAGAAGACCATCGACGAGCTCGCCGCCAAGGGCTGAGCAACCCCTTTCCCGTACCCATGAGCAAACAAGCCACCGACGCTAACGCGGATTTCGTCACCGCCCTCAACGCGCTGGAGAACGTCAGCGCCAACAAAAGCAACCCGGCCTTCAAGGGGTCTAAGTACGTCTCGCTCGACCAGCTGCTCGATGCCGTGAAGCCCGTCCTTGCGGCGCACAACCTGGCCCTCTGCCAGATCGTCGACACATCGGCCGACGGACGCATCGGCGTCCAGACGTCCTTCCGCCACCGTGACGGCACCGTCTTCCCCGGCGGCATGCTCTTCATCCGGGCCGACGGCATGAACCCCCAGCAGATCGGCGCCGCGCTGACCTACATCCGCCGGCAATCGGTCCAGACCGCCTGCTGTGTCTCCGTGGACCTCGACCTCGACGGGAACGGCCTTTCGGCCTCGCCCGCCATCAAAACGCCCCAGACGGCCACGCAGGCCCCTCAAACGGGCAAGGCCAGCGGATACCTCGAGCACCCCGAGGCCGCCGTCCGCGTCCTCATCCGAAAGGGCTGGCTCAAGGAAGGCCAGAACCTCGCCGACCTCGCCGGGGAACACCTGGTCAGCATCGCCAATAACCCGGCCTTCAACGCCGCCGTCAAAAAGGAGGCCGCCAGTGTCTGACCTCCTCAATCCGGGCGGCCAGCCCTTCGACCCAATCGGCGACGCCTTCAAGCAGCTCGCCCTGTCCAACCAGCTCGCGGCCTCCCAAGCCCGCATCGCCGAGCTCGAGCGCAATAACGAGCTCATGCGCGAAGCCGGCGACGAGATCTGGTACGTCCTCCGCCACGCCACGGAGGTCACCGAACAGGACATCATGAACGCCTGCCAACAGTGGGCCGACAAGCGCCGCCATGGCTGACATCCCCAAGTCCATCGAGCGTTTGGTCGAGAAGGACGGCGTCTACCTCTACGGCATGCTCCTTCTCCTCGACGGCGAGGCCTACTGGGAATGCACCGCCGCCACCGCCAAGGGCCTCGAGCAGACCATGAAGGCGTGGAAGACGCACACCTGGCCATCCCTCAAGCGCTCCAACGTCCGGTACTTCATCAAGTCCCCGGGCGACATCAAGGAGATCACCATCCCTTCCCGTCCATGAGCCCCCGCGACTCCGCCACCGCAAACCTCCAGCGCCTCCACGCCGAGACGCTCAACCTCGAGGCCTATTTGTCGGCCTTCGTCACCCAGCACGACGTCAACCGCATCGCCCAGGACTCCGTGCGCCTGCGCAACGTCCTCGCCGTGACCGACCTCGCCCGCGTGGACGACGCCCACGACCTCGACGAGCTGCGCGAGCGCCTCAACGCCCTCCGCTCCGACATCTCCGTGCTCCTGGTATCCTTCCAGAACCTGCACGAGAAGGCCGAGGCCTTGGCCGTCACCCTCGGCGCCATCGAGGACGCCGTCGACAACCCCGACGAGGACCTCTGATAACCTTGGGGTCGGCCTGTGTTTCGCCCGATTGGATCCGGGCATGTTCCATAGTTCACCGGCCGGCCCCTCCTATTTCCACCCACCCGATAAACATACAACAGACATACATGAAGACATACACGCCCCCCGACATCACCGCCATCAAGGCCATGAGCCTCGCCGGTAACCGCGCCGAGTACGACGCCTTGCCCGGTCTCAACCAGACGCTGGCCAAGGTCCTGCTCCGCTCCCCGGCCAAGTACAAGCATGCCCTGGCCAACCCCCCGAAGGCCACCGCCGCCCTCCGCGAGGGCATCATGACCCACGCCTGCGTCCTCCAGCCGGACGTGTTCGCCAAGTACAAGCCCGAGCCCGACGTGAAGAAGAACACCAAGGAAGGCAAGGCCGCGTACGAATACTGGAAGACCACCCTCTCGGCCGACGACGTCCCCTGCGACTGCGACGAATACGACAACGCCCTGCACTACGCCGACGGCCTCCGCGCCGTGATGGCCAGCCACGGCATCCGCGTCCACGCCGCCGAGATCGCGCTGACCGGCACCTACATGGGCGTCCCCCTCAAGGGCTCCATTGACTTCGTCGGCGCCGACGGCTACCTCTACGACCTCAAGACCACCCGCGAGGACGCCACCCCCCACGGCTTCGGCAGAGAGCTGCAGCGCAACCCGGACTTCCGCCTGCAGGCCGCCTGGTACATGCATCTCTGGAAGCTCAACTACGGCGACACCCCCCGCGGCTTCCGCATCATCGCCGTCGAGAAGGAAGCCCCCTACGAGGGCGCCGTCTTCGAGCTCGACCAGGAGCTGGTGGCCGACGGTGGCATCAAGATGCTCGAGGCCATCACCCTCTTCCAGAAGTGCTCCGAGTTCGACTCCTGGCCGACCTACTCCCCCGAGATCATCAAGGTCGAGCCGTGGAAGAAACCCGGCGAAGCCATCCCGCTCTCCTTTTCCTAAACCTTCCACCCACCCAGAAACATAACCATGCACAACCCGCACAACGGCGCCGACAAGGTGCCCCTCAAGACCATCACGAAGACCGGCATCTACATGCTGAAACTCTCCAAGCCAAAGGCCGACAAGGTCCGGGTCTGGGACGACGGCACCATGTCCTACCGCCTCTTCCTCATGACCGCCGACGGCCACTGCCTCTCGCAGTCCTACGGCACCAAGTACCCGAAGAGCCTCGCCATGCTGGTCGGCAAGATGTCCGGCACCTTCACCAGCGAGTTCACCGGCCGCACCCCCGAGGACTACGTGGCCTACGTCGAGAAGGCCGCCGGCAAGGTCGTCGAGACCCTCGTCGAGGTCAGCGAAGGCAACCCCCGCCCGGACGGCTCGCCCTCCTACAAGTACAAGCTGACGTGGGCCAAGAAGGGCCAGACGCTCTCCATCCCCGACACGTTCTGATCATGAGCCTCATAGCCGCAAAGCTTCTGTTCGCGACTGAAGAGCAGCGCGACCTCATCGGCGCCATCGCCGACGCCCAGCGCATCATGGCCCGCCAGCAGTTCCTCCTGCTGACCATGTCCCCCGACCGCGTCCGCGATCAGCTCGTGCGCGAGTTCGGCGGCGAAAAGTCCTCCAGCGGCCTGCCGTTGACCACGGCCGCCATCGTCGCCAAGCCCGAGTAACCATGGCCCCCACTAAGCACCTAGTCCTGGTCTGCGGGTTCGCCCGCGCTGGCAAGGACACCTTCGCAAAGGGCATCATCGCCGGGGCCAAGGACGCCAAGCGCGTGGCCTACGCCGACTCCCTCAAGTACGCCCTGCAGGTCGCCGCGCTCCAGGTCGGCATCAACGTCGACTATTTCAACGAGGCCGACAAGCTGCAGGACCGCGATCTGATGGTCGAGTTCGGTCGGGCCATGCGCCGCCGCGACAAGGAGGTCTTCGCCAAGGTCATCGGCAACCACATGGCCGACCTACGCGACGGCCAGACGCTGGTCGTGTCCGACTGGCGCTACAAAAACGAATACATGGCCGCCCGCATCTACTGCGACATGTACGCCGTCAACCTGCACACCGTCCAGGTCGTGCGCCACGGCTGGAACGCCGCCAACGAAGAGGAGGCCGTCAACATGCAGGAGGTCATCGAGTCCGTCCCCTTCGACGAAACCGTCTTTGCCACCTCTGGGGACGAGGAAGCCGTCCTGCTCGCCGGCATCCGAACCGCTAAACTCTGGAACCTATGAGCTCCGACCTCTTCGCCGGCTACGGATCCGAACCGGGCGACATCTACGACCTCGCCAAGAAGTGGGGCATGACCCCCGCTCGCCTCACCTTCCTGGCCAACTGCCCGCAAGGCATCCACCGGCAGTTCCTCAAGGAGCAGGCCGACTGGACCACGGAGGAGAAGCGCCTAGCGACCCAGTGCCGCCTCGCCTACCGCCAGGGCTTTACGGCCCATGAGGCCGCCGAATACGCCAAGGTCGAGCTGGGAGTCGTGACCGCCTTCCTCGCCAAAGTCGGCGTTACGTGGCCGCCCGGGTGCCGCCGCAAGCTCTCCTGGGGCGGTTCCCTTCCCGCCGGCAAACGCAGCGACTACGGGACGGCCACCGGTCCCCGCAACGGCGCCAACGTCATCAAGGCCAAGGATGGACGACCCTTGCGCATCAAGGAAACAGCGTCCTATGAGGCCGCCCAGAAAGCCTACGACCTAGGGCTGACTCTCCGGCAGGCCGAAGAGAAGTTCGGCATCTCATACACCCGCATCTACATCGCCGCGAAGAAGCTTGGCCTGCGGATCGCGAAGAAGTACAAGGCCCGAGGCCCGAACAAGCTGCGCATTAAAAAATGAGTGCTAAACAATACAGGTTTTTCGGGCAAGTGCAGGAAGTGAATGACAAAGGAGAAACCATCGACGCTGGCTGGTCGTGTCTGGCTAAATGGGTTCAATATTCTGACTACGTCCGGCTCAAGGCCGAGAACGAACGGCTCCGTCAGGCCGGGGATAAACTAGTAGAGGTCATTCAAGATATGGATGTAATCATCGACATGGACTCAAACCATCCAGAGGTTTCCGAGTGGGCCGACGCCAAGGAGGGCAAGCCGAGCGCATGAGCGAAGAACTGACAAAGCAGGTCGATAGACTTGTTAAGCGTGGTCTTAACTTTTGGGACATAAAGGCAACCTGCGGAGTCTCAAAAGAGATGCTGGAATACATCCTCGAAAATAGAGAACTTCGCATTGAAAACAAACGGCTCCGCAAGGCCGGGGATGGGTTGGTTGAGGCATTTGATTTGAAATACCCCGTTGCAGGCGGTGTTATCAAAGCCTGGAAAGAAGCCAAGGAGGGCAAGCCAAGCGCATGAACGACATTCAAAAGACTATCGAGCAAATGGAACAGACGCGGAAACGTCAAAAGTTCATCATCCGCTGGGTAGTCATTCCTTTTGTGGTCATTTATCTGATGAACAGTGCTTTCATAATCTGCTGCAAATGAGCAAACCCACCCGCTTCGTCTTCGCCTCCGACTCCCACGGCGACATGGCCGACCCCGAGGCCCTCGACGCCCTCTGGGAGTTCTGCAAGGACTACAAGCCCGAGGTCCGCGTCGCCGGTGGCGATCACTTCGATTTCCGCAGCTTGCGCCGTGGCGTCGGCTCCTCTGACGCCGAGTCCGGCGAGTCCCTCAAGGCCGACATCGACGCGGGCAAGGACTTCCTGCGCCGCTTCCGCCCCACCGTCTACCTCTGGGGCAATCACGAGCACCGCCTGGACAACCTCATCGCGTCCTCCGGGTCGGCCATGGTCCGCGACTATTGCTCCGACATCCGCGACGACATCAACCGCACCGCCAAGCAGGCCGGCGCCAAGATCGTGCTCCCCTACCACGCCGACAAGGGCGTCTACCGCCTCGGCCCGGTGGCCTTCATCCACGGCTACGCGCACGGCGAGAACGCCACAGTGAAGCAAGGCCTCCACTACGCGGTCAGCGGCGGCGTCCTGATCCACGGCCACACGCACAACCTGGCATCAATCGCCCTGACCAAGCACGGCTCGGGTAATGCCTTCAGCGCCGGGTGCCTCTGCCAGAAAGACGCGATGGCGTACGCCTCAAATAGGCTGGCCTCAGCTAGGTGGGGGTCAGGCTGGGTGGCCGGCTGGGTCGACGGCGCCAACTGGAAAGCCTGGCTGGTCCACAAGGTCGGCAACCAGTTCGTCTGGCAGACCGGCCTCCGCTTCTACACCCCCAGCAAATGAGCTCTAACTTCATCAACTGGCTTCTGGGCATAGGCCCCAATCAGTTCACACCTGAGCAACAACTTCCGCACCCTCCCAAAGAAGACAAACAGAAGACATACAAGACCGACGACGATGAATACAAAAACTACACGCAAGACTCGACTAGTCTCGGGCCTCCTCGTTGCTGACTAACCAATGAGCAGCCAAGGCAAGAACATCAAGGTCAGCGACGCCATGCTCGCCGCGATCGTCGCCGAGATACACAAGCGCGCCGACAAGGCCCCGCCAGGCTTCCATCCCCTGGAGGAGTGGGAACGCCGCTGGAAGTGTAAGCGCTCCGCCGTGAAGAAGTACCTCACCGCCGGCGTCCAGATGGGCATCCTAGAGCGCATTATCCTGCGTCACTCCTACGAGGGTAAGTACGTCCGCCAAGCCCCCTACTACGGCCCGGTCCGTAAGAAGGCTGGACAGAAGCCAGCCCGCTGACCATACCCATCCCAGCAAGCCATGCAAAACCCCGACGACCTTATCGAGCGGGCAAGGAAATACCTTGCCACCCTTCCCGAGTCCATCGAAGGCCAGAAGGGCCACGACGCCCTCTTCCGTGCCGCCACCGTGCTGGCCCACGGCTACGCCTTCGACGAGTCCACCGCCCTCGACCTGCTCCGCGAGTACAACGTCACCCGGTGCTCTCCGCCCTGGGACGAGAAGGACCTCGTGCGCAAGATTGGCGAGGCCAACCGTCGCGTCCACGAGAAGCCCCGTGGCTGGCTCCTAGGTGATAAGCCCGCCCCTACCCTTCCCCGCCCAATCAAAACGCCCCAGAAGCCCGCCGAGGCCCCGAAGACGAAGGCCACGCTGGCCGACCTGCCCGCCCCATCGGCGCCCTCAGCTGAACCCGCCCCCGCCGACTTCCTCACCTTCACCGACTTCCTCTTCGCCGCCTTCCGCGAGCACGAGCAGGTCCAGATCGAGACGCCCACCGCCCTCGCCGAGGATGGCAAAGGCCGCCCCGCTGGCAAAGGCATCGTGAAGACCGCCAAGGAGTGGAATGACCTCGTAGGCCTCGACCCCGCCCTCGACGGTGGCCCGGCCGGCGCCTTCGTCCGCATCAACCCCGTCAGCGACGCCGACGGCAAGGACTCTAGCGTCAGCGCCTACCGCCACGTCCTGCTGGAATGGGACACCGGCACTAAGGCCGAGCAACTGGCCCGCATCAAGCGCTCCAACCTCCCTGTCACCGCCATCGTCGACAGCGGAGGCAAGTCCGTCCACGCCTGGGTCCGCGTCGACGCCAAGGACCGGGCCGAGTACGACGCCCGTGTGTCCGCCGTCTACGAGCTCTTTTCCGACTGCCCGCCAGATAAGCAGAACAAGAACCCATCCCGCTTCACCCGCCTGCCCGGTGCCCATCGCGGCGCCAACCGACAGGCCCTCATCGACGTCAACCATGGATTGCCAAACTGGGACGCGTGGACCGCATGGAAGGGCCAGCAGGACACCGCCGTCGTCGAGCAGCAGGAAGGCACCGAAGTGTTCGACCTTGAGGCCATGGACGCCTTTGACCCAAAGGCCGACCCCACCGTGCTCGTCGGCCGTGAGCGCCGTTGGCTATGCAAAGGGTACGCAATCCAGATCGTCGGGTTTGCCGGCACGGGCAAGTCCACCATGTGCATGCAGATGTGCACCCACTGGGCCCTTGGCCTTCACCTCTTCGGCCTCCAGCCCGTCCGCCCGCTGAAGATGCTCCTGATTAACTCGGAAAACGATTTTGGAGACATGGCCGAGATGTGGAACGGCTCCACCCGTGACTTCACCATGGGCGAGAAAGCCCGCCTCCGCGAGCAGCTCGTCATCGTGCGCAACACCAAGGCCCGAGGCGCCGCCTTCGTCGAGGTGCTCGAGGCCCTCATCAACCGCCACAAGCCAGACGTCGTCGTCGTCGACCCCCTGCTGGCCTTCGTGGACTTCGAGATTGCCGACCAGGCGCTGACCTCCGCCTTTCTTCGCGGCCAGATCCTCCCGCTCCTCCAGCGGACCGGCGTCGCCCTGGTCTATTACCACCACACCAACAAGCCCGTCGCAGGCCTCGACCTCGACAGTATGCCCCCTCAGCAGCTGGCCTACCTTGGGGCCGGGGCGGCAGAGTGGTGCAACTTTGCCCGAGACTCCGGTTTCCTGTTCCGCGCCAAGGCCGAGGAAGGCGAAGAGGCCGCCACCTTCCGCTTCGGTTTCTCCAAGCGCCAGAGCCGAACCGGGCTTCGTAACTCCGACGGCAAGTTCGTCCCCTACGTCAAACTGAGTCACTCCAGCCAGCCGGGCACCCTTCGCTGGGTCTACGCTTTAGGGGATAGTCTGGTCAGTCAGCCGAAGGCCGATTGCAGACCCGCTAAGGGGTCTAGGAGCGGGGATTACATCCGCTGAGGGTAAGGACA